ATTGGGGTCAAGTCGTTCTTCGAATTCAGATATTCTTCGACTTTAATCTGTACTTCGGGCAATATGCCGTACTGTTCGAAAACCAACTGCCTGGTTTTATTTCCTACTTCCGCTTCCAAGATGGGGTGCCTCATCGCTTCTAATAACATATCTTTTTCCCACATTGACATGGATCTGTCCCAATCAGGTATAGATCGAATGTCTATACTCTTCGTGACTCTAAGTCCATATCTTGCTAGTGCCGATATAATCGGAGTTCCTGGATATTGATATGCTAAACTGAGCGCCTTGCACCGCAATAAAGCTTTCATCTTCTTTTCTGGTAGGCGGGCGTACCTGCCCGTGGTCCAACCGAAGCTCGCCAAAACTTCGTGTGGATCTGTTACATTTCTTTTCTCGTCTCTGTCAAAAATTAAGCCACAAAACGACATGGTGGAGGGGTCCTGGTGTACTTGTTGTTTGATTTCGAAACCAAGTTTCTCAAACCACTTTCCGTCCGGGGGCATCCTCGTCCATGCGTTGGCGCCATCGTCTCCCTCGTTAACTCCGCCAAGTTTCTTAACTCCATGTTTGTGCGCTGCAAATTCTGTCACCATTAAGTTGGTGAACCCATTGCCCAGCGATGTACATCTGTCCCCAGACATTCTTGCTGATTGCACATACACCATGAAGTACTTGAACTGGGAGACGTTGCCGTCTCCAAGGGCTTGTGTGACGTGGTGAAACCAACGCTTGCCGTTGAGTGTATGTTTGACAAAGTACTGATACATTGGAAATTCTACGGCCCAAAAGACCTCTCGCCTGAACGCGGCTTCAAATCTCGAAAAATCAGTATCTGTGATGACCGCTCCTGGTATGTCTAGGCGGTCTAAAATGTATTGCGGACGGTCCTGGATAGGGACTTTCTTGATGAATTCTTCAGCTTTAAACACCTCTTTCTCGATGAATGTAAACAGCGGGCTAAACAGAGTCTTAAACTCGTCTGACCTGCTGTTAATGGCCCTAGCATGCTTGAATTCAGCATACGTCTCATCTTTGAGAAAGGATTTGGTGAGGTACATGTCCCTAAGATTCATGGCATCCATGTCATCTATGTCATTGTACACTTTTCTGAGGCTTTCTTTCCTGAACCTGGAATAGTTGGTGGTCTCGATCCATGTGTCAAATGAATCGTCAACTTCCATGTCAAGTGGCAAGCCAAACCTGCCTGACCGCAGCTGTTGCGCTACGTATTCAGACAATTCTTTCAAGAGTTCCCTGTCCGGAACCGGAGTTTTTGCCACAAATCTTTTCCTTATTCCTAATGACCCCTCTTCCGGTGCTGTTCCCGGATGTGGTGGTATGGCTGGGCAGATAGGTCCCATTGAAGACATCACAACATCCCGATTCAGATAGTTGTAATGTTGTCCAGCCTTAGTGAGCTTCATCATAGCATCGGGTTTAGCTTCCCCTACAGGGCCAGCTTTCGATGCATGGTAACCCACAGTAACCATTCGTGAGGGCTGCGGTGTCACAGGGGAAACTACCCAAAATCCTCAGGCGTGGGCTGCTTCCGACGTTCATATTCAAAGTCTTGGAAGCATATCTGAGTGATCCTCAGAGTCGCCTTGTCAATATCCTGACCCGTAAGTTTGTCGTAACGGTTGATGTTGACTTTGTGGTTTTTGGATAGGTAAGTTTTTGCCCTGTCAGAAAACACCTGGAATGTGGCGCCAGGTATGTTGACATGCGGTCCGAGCAAATGTGTCATTATTTCCAACGACACCTCTTCACTGAACTGATACATGGTGAAGGTTGCTATACGTTTCCTGGTTAACCAGGGCATAACGGTCAGTTTCCTGACATAGACTGCTTGGGCTTTAATAGCATCATGGTGGTCAATATCCATCATTCTCAGCGCATCTGTTCTTCCGTCTTCCAACGCTTCCAAATTGCATGGAATGCCGTTGGTAACCTCTACCTCAGTGTAAAAGCAGACTAAGGAGAGCAGAAGTGGACAGATCAGAATGATGGCCAAATTGTCGTATCTGACGTCGGACAAATCAGCACTCCACGGCACACCTGAGAAAGACATAGCGTAAAGAACACGCTCATTGTATCTCAGAATCCAGAGGGTAGCCCAATTATATGCGGTTAAGGCTGGCCTATCTGGATAATATGTGTGTGTGAAGTCCTGCGGACGGCAGAAAATCCGAGTCCCAAAGAGCAGGACGGGGATAGTGTCAATGGTCTTGACAAGTTTTGGATACCATGTTACCACGAAACTGTCACGATAATTTCTCGTGATGATCTTTTGGATCCATAATGTAAACTCAATTCTAGATCTCGTGCCACGCATAAAGGCAGGAACATACTTTTGTCGTATGTCCGTGATAGTGGTGGCGAGATGGCGTATGGCTGCTCCGGCATCTTCAGTGTTGAAGAATAAATCAAACAAGTCGGATCTCACTGTCCTGTCTTTGTGCCAGGCGAATGAATGCACTTGTCTGTCGAGCATTGTCAAGCCGCTTTCGCTCTCAACTGTAATGTTGAGAACTCCCGCGAGCAGAAAAAACAGCCCAATAGCCGCAATAATGAACGGTCGTCTATTGTATCTGAATATTTTCCTACCCACGATGTTACTCACGGCAGTGTCGCGCGAATTGTAAAGTTTATAAGTCTCGGGGCGCTTTTTCGGGGACTCATCACCATCATCGGGTCCAGGCGATGGTGGACTGGCTTTTGCTTCGGCCAGAATTTCTTGCGCTTCTTCGCGGATCTCTTTGGCAGCATCCACTGCAGCATCGGCACGGTCCTTCGCTTCCGCAACCTGTTCGGCCACGGCGGCAACAGCTGCACTGTTGGTATTGCGAGGGACATTGATGCTGGGCTGGTTTCCTCCCCTAGGAACCCAGTCACTTTTTCTGGGGGAACTCTTCTTCCAGTTCCCACGGGCATTGTTGTTATTGGTGTCTCTTCTCCTACCCGTATCAGTAGGTCCAGGATTTTTCTCAACATTCCCAAAGACAGTGAGATCCATGATCGGATCCGGTCTCTGGACTGGTGGAGATACAGACATTGCTTCATTAACATGTGTGATGCGACCCATATCATCGCGTCCTGTTCTACGTCTGTGTTGTTGCAAAGCAGCCTCAAGATCTGCTACTATTGCATCTGTACGTCGACCCTGCCTAACGGCGGGGCGGAGAGGGATCAGCGTTTCCCTCCCCTGGGGCCTCGTGTCGAGGCGGTGTCCTTGCCTTCGCCCTTCGATCATTAGCACTACTGCGTCCTCATAACTGAGGATGCGGCTGGTCGATCGACGAGCTCTGCGCAACGGTCGGACCCCGTTGTGCGTCCTTTCCGACGTTGTAAGCCGGCTGGCTGGCGCGCCAGTTGAGCGGTTCCCCGTGCAGGATCCGCTCTCAGCAGCGATGGGCGATATGGCAACCATCACTGGGGAGATGTAATAGACGAG